TTCTGCATCTCTAGATTTCTTCTGCATCTCTTTACGTTCAGCATACCAACGTTTTAGCAACCCAGGAATGATACCTTCTTTTTCATATGTAAAGATCGTACCGTTAGCACTTAGTATCCATGGTTTATGACTGTTAAAAATCATTTCATAAATTTCAGCACCACTATGTATAGATACATCACCATTTTCCCAATCAATGGTTACTTCTTCTGCTTTATCTTGATTAATCACAGCCTCATATTCTAAACTACCAAATTTATCTTCCCAAGACCCAGCAAAACTTTTTTTGTATAAAGTCATCTGTGTTTCAATAAATTCTTGTGTTTTAGTTTGTCTTAGCTGACCCACAATAGTTTCAGGTGCCATGTTTAATGCTCGAATAGCACTAGGATAAAGACTGTTAATATCAATTGCCCCAATCCAATCATGTAATCCTTTTTTAGGATATGCTACATATGCACCAGCTGCTTGTGTGTCGCCTTGTTCTGATTTTCTAGTTCTGCTAGGAACAATTAATCCTTGTTGATGTGATTCGTTAATGATAGCTTGCTCGGTCATAGCTACAGCACCCATTGTAGTTTGTAATAGTACTGTGTTACCATGTGCAAGTACATTGGCTAGATCTAAAAATTTTAATTTTCTATCTAATTTGTTTAACAAAGAAGTGTCTTGTCTGTTATATTCAATGAACTTTTTAAAATCGTTATTATAAAGTTGATCTAAAGTTCCTTCGTATTGCGTTTTCTTTTCACCGAGCTCTAGTTCACCAATAGCATCTAATCGATAACTATGTTGTTCTTCATACTTGTATTTTCTATAAACTTCTAAACTATCTAAATGTACTCTGCCAACCAAGTCATAAGTGACAGCCATTTTACCAAATTTTTCATATTCTCTTTTCTTAGGATAATGATCCCACAAACAGAATCTTTTAGTGTCTTCTTTGCTTAATACTTTGACAACACGGTTAACAGTATACGGAATATCGTAACCTTCCGAATTCCAACCAGTTAATACATCTGCATCGTCAATTAATGTTAGAAACGTATCTAACATTTCTGCTTCAGTTTCAAATAAAATTGTATTTGGAAAATCTTTGACTTGCTCTTTGGCCTGATCCATGGTCAAAGTTTTGGGAGGTATTGCTAAACATACTAACGTATCCATCCATTGTAGATGAACAGCGATAGCAGTGATTGGCATAAACGCATCATCTGGACTAGCATATCCACGTTCTGGATCGAAATCTACTTCAATATCAAAAAATGCGACATGTAATTTAGGGGCGTCGATACCTAAATAATTTTCTTCCAAGCATCTGAATACTGGATTAATGTCACTTTCATATAATGTATGATTACTGTGAATTTTTTGCTCTTTAGTAAATTCCTTAAAACTTCTTGTAGAAACTTTACTAAGATTTTCACCGAAGATGCTTTTATATTTTCCTTTTCCGTCAGGATAATAAAAAAGATATTTTGCAGGATAATCGATAAATTTTCTATGTCCTTTAGCATCACGTTCTACGACGTGAATGACATCTTTATCCCTATCCCAAAGGGCGTCTACATAACTCATTCTATCTCCTCTGCCACTTTCGGCTGGCAAACCAAAAAGATCATTTATGGCTGATCAAACCTTTCTCTACTATATTTAATTCTTAAAAATTAGATCAACAATTTTTTCACACATGATTGCAAAGTAAAGACATGCAGCCATTATTCCTGCTAGGAATATTCCCATTAAAATCCAATTTAAAATTATTTTTAGTATAATAGAATATATCATGTTGTTAATAAAAATCTAATATACCCGTAAGTATCAATGACGGTCATTACTACACTCATTACTACCATTCCAACACTGCCTCGACTGATACCGCAAAATATCATTAGAAAGGTTCCACTGAGCCAAAGAGGATACGTAATGCCATATGGAACATTTGGAGCCATTTGCGCAAATATAATTGCAGTGGCTAATGCAGTAAACGCATTATATGTTTCAGCAGACAGTCTCCAAGGATTAGCGTTCCAATCAGCGGCTACCCATTTTTTAGTTAGATTAAAATGGTGACGAATCTTCTGTATCATCAGAGCCTTGTGTAGTTGTAGATTTAGCAGTAGATACAGTTTGATTCCAAGGGCCAGCATGACCCGTAGTATGTACGATATCTTCCAAATCACTAAAATCTTTTGCTGTTTGTTCCCAATCGTCTTTCATCGCTGTTCGAATAGCTTTTTTAATGACGCTAGGTTTAATGTCTAGTTCTTCTGCTACTGCTTTGATAGTATCGTTTAGACCTTCTTGAAGGCTTTTGATTTCTTCTAAAGTCTGCCAACCATCTTTTACTAGTTGTTTCAATTTTGCTTGTTCTGGTGCACCGAAAACTTTGGACATGTTTAACTCCTGTGAATAGTCTATATTATAAGTTCTATTTAAAACTAAGTCAATAGGTAGTCAAACGAATAGGGCCCAAAAGCCCTATTCAATTTTTTACTTTTTTACTTTTTAAATTGTTCTAATCGTTCTTTTAACATCAGCATATATTGATCATCAGTTGGTATTTCCATTTCTTGCTCTGAATTTTTTTCGCTTTGCATATAATCCCAAACAGTAATCAACATATCTGTCGCAACAGCGATTTTTTCTTGGCACCATTCTGGTAAATTATCTCCAGGGCCAATTTCATCATCAATCCCCATTACTGCACGTTTCAAAGTTTCCAGATTATTGTCGGCCATTCCAGCTTCATCATCATACTCACCATGATCATGCATTTCATCATGTGACTCGAATAGTCTAGCTGCTAGTTCTTCTTTTTTAGATTCAGCAATTAAACTTTTTGCCTGTCGTACTAGTTGCAATGCTTCTTTTATTTTGTCTTTAGATTTTTTGTCTTTAGATTTTTTGGCTTTGGCCATTTCTTTTTCATATTCTGCTTTAGAAACTTTCTTGCCGTTTATTGTATATTTTTCTTCTTTTAATTTGTCTGAAGTAGCAGCTTTGACAGCAGTCTTTTTATCCTGACCACTGGCCATTCTACGTGCGGCTTGAACGTCATCAAAATTATGTTTACCGTCACCAGTTAAATCTTTTTTACCTTTTTTACCTTCTGCTACTGCTTCGTCATCTAGTTCAAAGTCCCCAGCATCAGCACGTTTATTACTTCTTGTGGCAGGAGAACTCTTAGATTTTTCTGGTTTCCAACCTGGGGGAGGTGCAGTGGCTCCATCTGGCGGGCTGGGAATATTTCCATCAATTTCTTTATAATCAGGATTAGTTGGACCAGGAGTGTCCGGACTCCAACGCTTGCCTTTATTTGGGCCAGATTTAATAATGTATTTGTCGCCTTCTTTGCCGCCTTCTTTCACTTTATTTCTAAATTTAAAATCATTCATTTGTCTATCTAGCTCCATTTCTCTTGGGTCCTGTTGTTGATTACCGTAATCCTGTTGAAACTTTTGGTACTGTGCTTTATTCATTACTCTGCCATTAACCGTGTAGGTAGCGTTGTCAGGATCTTTATCAACACTCCTTAATATGTTCTTATCATAACTGTTAAGACTATTTGGGTCTGAACGTAATGGAGCAGCATCCCGTGCAGCCGCAGCTTCTGCATCTTTTACTGACTGTGGACGTCTAGATAGTGCTATTTCATTATCTAATTCATCAAAAGCAGCAGCAGCTCTTTGACGTAGATCTTCTTTGATTTTTTTAGGCAGACCTTTGTGTTTAGTACTGGCAAAATCTTTAGCAGATTTTTGGCTCATTCCTTTTGCTATTTTTGCAACTTTAGGACTAGCTGCTGGCCCTCCTTTTTTAGCAGCGTATACTGCTCCTATAAGACCTTGTTGAGCTCGACTTTTTGATGGCATAACCTATTCCTTTATTTTACAATATTTATCGTTTTACTAAACTGCCGCCAGTAAGTAAATTGGCATCCATATCTAATGCGTTTTTAACGGTGCCATCTTTATTTTTAGAATTTTTTACTTTTTTATTAGGATAAACTGCCCCAACAGTGACGTCGGCTGCAGATGTTGATCCTTGTGTAGGAGATTCCATTATTGGTTCCGGAATACTAATAGTTTTCCCATCTGGTAATCCTATTGAATATCCCCCTGGAATTACATTTTTAACCACTCCTTTAATAGTCATTCCTTGATAATTGACATTAATCATATCACCAATTGAATATCTTCGTTTTTTAGGTTGAGCAGTATCAGATGAACTTTTGTCTGATGGCGTATTAAATGCAGACCCTTTACTTACATTGCGTGTGACTATTTCTTTACCAGTCTGTCTTGTTGCGCCTTTTTGAATCTCTTTACCAACTTGTTTCTTGGTAGTTGCTTGTAATTCTTTTCTAGCTAAAATTGGACCAATAACCCATTTGGAAGCACGTAGTAACGGAATAACTGTAGCAACATCTAATGCAGCTTCGCCAGTAGTGTAACCAGGTCTAATTTCTGAACTTAAAAAATTAACAATATCTTTTCCGTATTTTAAAGCAGTCGACGGTTCAATACTCAGTGCATCTGCAACATCGCCTGCGGTCAGTGAAGTGTCACCCATTTTAAGCAACTCTGCATCACGAATTTCATCTTCATTTAAAATGTTTTCTAAAAGTTCATTAATTTTCATTTTATATCTCTTTATCAAGTTATTTAATTAGATGTCTATATTTTTTGTCGGATATTCATCATTAGGTAATGGCATTCCTTTTTTCTTCCAATTATCTGGTGGTTTAGTATTTTTGTTAAACAACGGACGTTGAAAATCTTTCTCTTTCTCTATAGTCTTTCCATATTGATACAACTCAGGATTTTTCAATATTTCACGAGATTTTCTTGGAGTAGTATATCCAACCAATTGATCGTCACCTTCATCTGGAGATATTGGATTGAAACCTGGGGTTATGTCTTTTAATAAAGCATCAATCTCTTTTTCTCTTTTTACCAAATCAGCTAATCTTTTTTCTACAGAATCTCTGTCTGGATCTACAACATCATTTTCATTAAGTAATTCAAATATTTTCATTATTTTTTTCCGCCTTTCATATTGGCCAACCAATGTGCCATGCGTTGCTTTTCACCTGATGAATTTTTGGCAGTCTTACGAAGACTGCTAACACTGGCTTTAGTATTAACACCCATACGTTTAGCCAGACCTTTGCGTCCAGGATTTTTTCCATCAGCAAAATTTTCCGCCATGCCTTGCTTGTTTTGATCTAAAAATTGTTGTACTGCTTGGAGATGATCACTACCAGCTACATATACACCCGCCTTCCTTGTAGCTAAGAATTGATCACGTAAGTCATTTACAGACTTTGCTACACGGCCTGCACGGTAAGGATATTCCGCCCAGTTATCAGGGAACATCAGTTGTTCGCCTTGAGTAAAAAACTTTCTGACATTCTTTTCTGTGGCAGGCACTTGACTCATTTCTACAAAATCATACGGTCCCTCGCTGACAGATTTTAAAAACTTTTGTAATGTTTCTGCATCAAATTCACGATCGGGAAAATAATTTGTGCTGGGTTGTGTGTCCAATATTCTATCAAATATAGTAGAGTTGGGATCAAAACCAATCTTGCCTTCTACAGTATCATTCTCT